TTGAAGTTCTTCGGCGAGCTCTACGAGGTTGAACGGGTCGTGGCCGAGCTGGGACCAGAAGACCGCCGGCGCGTGCGCCAGGAACATTCACGGAAGGTGGCCGATGCGCTGCACCAATGGCTCACCGCGCAGCGGCAGAAGGTGCCTGAGGGCTCGGCGACCGCCAAGGCCATCGACTACAGTCTGAAGCGCTGGCTGGCGCTCACACGCTACATCGACGATGCGAATCTGCCGGCCGACAACAATCGGGTGGAGAACCAGATCCGGCCGATTGCGCTTGGAAGACAGAACTGGCTGTTCGCCGGCAGCTTGCGCGCCGGCCAGCGAGCTGCGGCCGTCATGAGTCTGGTGCACTCGGCGCGTCTGAACGGCCACGAGCCGCACGCGTACCTGAAGGATGTTCTCGAGCGGCTTCCTACGCACCCGGCCAGCCGCATTGCAGAGCTGCTGCCGCATCGTTGGTTGCCAACCACGGCTTCCTGATCCACGCCGTTGTCAAGACGGGTTCACCGTGCGCTTACGTTCCAAGTGGGCCTCTGATGCAATCGACATTACGCTAGGCGACATGGTCAACGACCCGGTTGCGGAGAAGGATCGTGACGTCGATGTGACGGTGACGATCGGGGAAAGCGGTAGCCCTACGCATGCGTTCATGGCCTACGAAGTGAAACACGAGAAGGCACCGCTCGATCTCGTCAAGATTGAGCAGCTCTGCTTGAAGCTCAATGACATGCCGTCGCTAACTCATCGAGCAATCGTTTCGACGTCGGGGTTCTCGGCGCCTGCGAAAAAGAAGGCGGCCCATCACGGGATTGAGCTCTACGAATTCCGCGCGTGGACGCGGCCGCTCGAGGAGCAGTTCCCTGCGCTGGCGATGAAGGGCACCATAGAGCAGTGTTTTCCGACGCGGAATGCATTGCTTTGCTGGAAGTGGTTTCAATTTCAGCTGGAACTTGAAGATCCAGGGGTGGGATTCTCAATCAACCCTTCCGATCAGCTATTTGATGCCGAAGGAAGGCAGCACGGAAAGTATTCCGATTTCAGTGCTTATGCGAGCGCTCTGCTGTTGAGATCTACAGACATCCTCTACCGTAGTGAGGCTGCTCAATCCGTTCTTCTGCGATTTCCCATTCCGTTTTCGATGCCGGACGGGGCCATACCGTCCGGGCCCGAGTGGCCACATACCCATACTTTGGAGGTCGCAAAGGATGACGTGTTTGCAATGATCGGACAAAGGCGACTTCAGATTGTTCGATTCACCATTGGAGGATTCTTGTACTGGGAGCGGGACATGCGGAGACCTCAGCACCATGTCATTCAGCACGTCGATACAGGGGAGGTGTTTGCAGGCGCGCTTGTGTGCCAAGGTGGCATCGAAGGTCAGATGACAGCGCTCGTTTTTTCCCCCGACTCTCGCGAAATCGGTATCCAACTGGTCAGACTTGCGGAAAAGCATTTGAACTCGATCCGCAGACTTCAGATGCAGCTTCAATCAAGCTCCGAGCGCTTTCCTCCTGCTGCGGCTCATAGTTTCACCGCATCCTCAAGTTGAGGCCGGTCGCTCCCGTTGTTATGGGCGAAGTTATCCCGGCCCTTCGACGTGTTCCGTGACTAGGCGGACGGTCTAGCGGCCACGTTGCTTCTACAGAAATCGCAAATGCAGAGGAGCTAGTTTGAGCGAGGCACGCGCGCACCACTTTATCTCGCAGTGTTACCTAAGAGGCTTTACTCTGAACGGCTCAAAGAAGTCAAAGCTTTGCGTTGTGTCATTGGCGGAGGTCAAGTCCTTTGAGAGCAAGCCTGATGGAGTGGCTCATCGCCGCGATTTCAATCGCGTTGAAGGGCTTTCTGCGGGTGCAGTTGAGTCCGCATTGTCCGGATTTGAAGGAGTAGTTGACTCGGCCTTGAAGCAGATCCGGCAAGACCGTTCCCTTGCCAATACTGAAGCTTGGAATCACGTACTCAATCTGGTGGCGCTATTTGCAGTTCGGCATCCCCTGCAGCGGGAGCAGACTAGCCTGTACTTGGAGAGGATGATGAAGATGATCCTCGATCTGATTACCGCTACGCCGGATCGCTGGAATGCTCACCTCCAGCGTGCGCGTGCCTCAGGTGCGGTCGAAGCTGGTGCTGAGATAACCTACGAACAGGCGCGCGACTTCGTGAAGCGTGACGAATTCACAATCGATGTACCGACGGCGCGCCACATCGGACTTGAATTCTCAGTCCACGACGCGGTGCTGCAAACGCTGGCAAACCGAAGATGGCGATTGCTACTAGCTGGCCCAGATGCGGGGAGCTTTGTTACTAGTGATCGCCCAGTTCTTCTGGGGCACTCAGATGGATCGGAACCCAGCCTCCGCCGACCCTTGGGGCATGGCTTATCTGGCACCTCCGTGTTTTTCCCAATCAACCGAGAAATGATGGCAGTTGGGACCTTTGAAGGTGAGGGCGGCACACAAGAACTGACTCCCCGAGGAGTGGCCCTATACAACGGGCTTACTCTCTGGAATGCGCACAGAGAAGTCTATGGCCCCGATTGGCGTAGCCTGTTTTCGCTCAATGGGGGAAAAATCGCAACACTCAAAGAGTTACCTGATCTCGTGAGGGCTTTGAAGAAAGCCCGCTAACTGCTATTCCGGATCTTCGACGCTGCTTGGTTCGTTATGTCCCGTTCCAACCGTTTCAAGCTCCACATGCGTCGTGAAGCCATCGTGCCCTGTCATCGTGTGCCGCACCTTGATCGTCAGCCATTCGGTGTCATCGATCTCTGGCTTCCAGCCTGAGACCTTCACGGGCGTTTGCGGGGTCAACATGGGCTGACCGAGTGCCAGCGTCAGGTCGAAGGTCGCGAGGCCTCGTTGAATGCGTCGCCACTCTGCTTGCGCGGCGGCGCGCGAGTCAGCCTCGTTTGCGAACGTGTCCTTCAACCGCTTCGCGTTGCCGCTCTTGCCTACAAGCACACCGCGCCGCTTCGCCCGCTTCGGGTCGTGCCAGTACGCACGCACGCCGCTGTAGGCGTCCCGGTCGCTCGTGTGATAACGGTGGATGTCGCCATCGGCTCTCGTGATTTCGATGACCGGGATGCTCTCGCCCGTTGACGTGGTTGTGCCAACGATGGGCAGGAAAAGCAGTCGCCCCCGTTTGATGGTCGCCACGGCGTCGTGCAGCTTTGCCAGGCGGGTGATGAAGTTCAGGTCGCTCTCGTTGGTCTGGTCGATGTGCTCGATCTGCCGCGCGCCCAGGGCAGGATCGATACGTGCTACCAGCTGGTGCCTCGCGGCCGTCTGCCGCACGATCTCGCCCACGGTAGCCCCGTGGTAGCTGCGCTCCACGCGCGTGCGCAATGACTGATGCATGTCGGCGCTGCGGGCCCGGATGCAGATCTGGTCGGGGGCGCCGCTGTGCTCGGCCTCGCCGACGATGAACGTGCCCTTGTCGATCAGGTCGGTACCAGCCCAGCCGATAGCGAGCTGCAGCTCGCGGCCTTTGGGCGGGATCTCCAGCGCCCCGTCATGATCGTCGAGCACGAGATCGAGCTGGTCGGCCTCGTTGCCCCGGCACTCGTTGAGCGTCACGCTGATCAGGCGCGCGTCCACCATTGGGGTGATGTCGCGGTCCCCGATCTTGAGGCGATAGGTGGGCGCTGGGTGGGCTGGGTGCTGGTCTTGCGGATCCATCCTCACGCCTCCACGTCGTCGCCGGTGCCGTCGTCATCGCCGATGGAATCGGTCTGCCCGTCGTCGACGCGCTCGAGCTGCAGCTGGAATTCGATGCGCCTGGCCGCGCCATTGGGCAGAAACACGGTCTTCGTCTCGGTGAGGCTCTCGATCACGTACAGGCCGTACACGATGCCGGTGCCGTCGACAAGCGGCCACGAGGCGCCCAGGTTGCCCATCTCGCGCAGCTCGTCGAGGGCGACGGTGCCGCCCGTCAGCTCGGGCATCAGCACGCCTGACAGCTGGAAGGTGTCGTCGCCCACGCCGAGGAACTGCCGCGCCGCGCGCGCGCCGATGCGGCTGTTGCTCGCGTGGCGCCACTTCATCTGCCGCTGCAGCTCCTGAAAGGCCAGCGTGTCGAGGCAGAAAACGAACTGGCCGAGGGCCATCATCATGTCCATGGGGGCTCCGGTCAGTCGATATCCGACAGCGAGGACTGGCCGGCGGCGCGTTTGGCGCGCTCGCGGCGATCCAGCTCGGCCGAGACGGCGCGGGCAACGGCTTGCGGGTCCATGCCCGGCGCCGCGTGGATGTGGATCTCGTATTTGGTGGGCGCCATCGGCGCGAGCCGGCCAGCGCTGGCGCTGATGGGCGCGCGGTTGTCGATCAGCGGCATGCTGTCGGCGCCGGCAGTCACCGGCAGCACCGAGGCTGCAGCAGTCGCGACGCCGAGCGCGGCCTGGCGCACGGACCCCGCGCGGCTAGCGATGCCGAGCGCCGCGCCATTGCTGATCTCGCCACCGGCCAGCATGAAGACCCGGCTCGGGCTGCGGATGCCGAGCTTTTCCTTGAACCACGCAAGGGCCGAATCCGCCGCGCCGGAAATCGCGGACTGAACTTGCCCCAGCGCGCCTGTGATGCCGTTGGCCAGGCCCGACATGATCTGCGCACCGAACTCGGTGAACTTCGCCGGCAGCTCGAAGCCGAACCAGCGCATCGACTCGGCGAAGGCCTGGTAGAAGAGGCCTGCCGACGACCAGTTCAGGATCGCCGCGCCCACGGTGGCGAGGGCTGCAGGCACCGAGCCTCCCAGGTACTGCCAGAACTGGTCGAAGGCGGCCTTCGCCCGGTTCCACAGGTCGACGAAGAAGGTGCTGATGGGGCCCCAGTACCGGTAGATCAGGTAGGCGGCTACAGCGATGGCGGTGATGATCAAGCCGATGGGGTTCAGCAGCAGCGCGCGGCCGAGCCACAGCAGCGCGGTGCCGGCCAGGCGGAAGCCCGTGGCGAGCAGCCCGAGCACCCGCGCGAGGACGCCTCCCTGTATGCCCATGGCCGCGAATGCAAAGCGCATCGCCACGAAGCCGAGGATCGCGGGCCCGACCACCAGCAGGATGCCGCCGAGCGCGACCAGTGCCACTGCGAGCACGCCGATGCCCGTAGCCAGGATCTGGGCGAGCCGTGGGTTGGCCGCCATCCAGTTCGTGAGGCCCTTCATCGCGGCCGTCGCGAGCCGCAGCGCGGCGAGGTAGGCCGGCATGATGCTGTCGCCGAACTGCTTGTAAAGGTCGTTGCGCCGCGCGGCCAGCTCCAGCTCGGCACCCGAACTGGTCTGCAGCGCGCGGTCGTAGAGCGTGCCGATGCCATCGGCGCCGGCGTTGAGCTTCGCGTTCTTGTGGATCTGGTCGCGCTGCAGGTACATCTGCGCGAACAGGTTGGAGGCTGTGCGGTTGCTGAAGATGCCGCCCATGGCGTCGAGCACGTCCTGCTTTTCCGTGATGCCCTTGGCCTTGAGCGCCGGCAGCAGGATTTCCTCCATCCAGCGGAACTGGTTCTCCCGAAAGATCTCGCTGCCCTTGAGCGCGCCGACGCCCAACTGCGAGATCTGGCCGACCTTGTCGTGCTTGACCTTCGAGGGGTCGGCGATCAGCCCGAGGTCGCCGAGCATCATGGCCGAGCGCTTCGTGGTCTTGCCCTGGTAGATGTTGGAATAGGCCGACATCATGGCCGTGCCCACGCGGTGGCCGCCCATTTCCTGCACCAGCGGCTCCATCTGGTAGTAGAGGGCCTCATCGGTCAGGCCCTTGGCCGCGACGCCGCCGGTCTTGATGACGTTGAGCCACTCTTCGCCCTGGACGCGCCCGCCCGTGGCGGCGATCACGCGCTGGATCTTGTCGGCCTGATCCTTGAACACCTTCTCGTTCGCCAGGCCGCCGCGCAGCTCGATGACCTTGAGCATGTCCATGAACTTCTTCTCGTTCTCGTGGCCTTGCTCCTCGCCGTAGATCGCCTCGTTGGCGAACTTCATCTTCGCCAGCGTGGGCGCGACCATCTCGGCGTGGTGCAGATCGGCGAAGACGCTGAGCCCGTCACGCACGAGGGACAGGTTGTCCCGGGTGCTGGTGCCGTAGGTCTCCATGGCCTTCGCGTACTTGATCGCGTCGCCCGTGATCTTGTCGCCCAGTCCGAGCGCGGCGATGCGCTGCTGCGCGGTGGCGAACTTCGAGCTTTCAGCGATGGGCGCACGCATGGCGTGCAGCACGGCAAACCCGGAGCCGGCAGCGACCGCGCCGGCCACCGCTGTGTTGTGCCCGAGGTGCCGGCCATTCTGGTATTCGGCCTTGGCCGCGTGCATGGCGCGCTGGCGCTCGCCGAGCTGCTTGAGCTTCGTGGTCTGCTCGTCGATCACGCGGTTGGCGGCCGAGATCTCGGTGCGCAGCCGGCGCTCGTGGGTGCTCATGGCGGCGGCGCTGATGCCGGCGGCCGTGAGCTTGTCGCGCAGGGCCTGTACGCGGGTAGCCTGCCGCTGGTGCTGCTCGCTCAGCGCCGCCGCCTCGCGCTTTGCGGCGGCGAAGTCGCGGATCATGGACTTCGAGGGCGGGCCCATGGCGCCCAACCCCTGCGCCAGCTGCTTGACGCGCGCCTGCGCGGCCGTCAGCTTCGCCGTGGTGTCCTGCAGGCCGGTGCGGATCTCGCGGAACTCGCCCACGCTCTTCTGCTGGGCGTTGAGCTCCTTGAGCCTGTCGCGTGCGTCGCGCAGCGCCTTGGCGGTCTTGCTGCTGCTCTCGGTGACCTTCCTGAATGGCGCGGAGGCCTTGTCCAGCGCCTGCAGGATCACCATCAGGCGCAGATCGCCGCTACCAGACATGCGCACCCCCTTGCGAGGCCGCCACGAGGCGCTGTTGAGGCTGGAAGGGGGAAGGGTGGCGCATGGGTCTACTTGGGCGGTTCGTGGCGTTCACGGGCGCGCTCGCGCCACTGCATCAGGTCGGGCACCGACATGTCATCCATCTGGGCAGGGCCCCAGTGGAAGACGAAGGCGAGGTCCGCCATCGCGTCTTCTACGTGCTCTGGGACGCGGGAATCCGGTCCGCACTCGGCAGCAAAAAATTCACCATCTCCGCGCCGAGCTGCGCCAGGTCGGATGGCTCCAGCGCCTCGATCTCGGGCTTCGTGAGCGTGGGGACCGTGACGCGGGGCAGCACCATGGTCAGGGCGATCACGTCCATCTGCATGAGCGCCGAGAGCGAGGTGCCGCGCAGCTCGCCGGAGCGCGGCTTGCGGACGACTACCTTGGTGATAGTTTGGCTGCCGCGCTGCACGGGCGTGTCGAGCGTGACTTCGCCGGCAGCATTATTAGGGGCGCTGCTGGGCTTCGGGGTGACGTCGATCACGCCGGGGTCGTTGTTATCGTTGAGGTTCATGGTGCAGGAAGAGGAAGTAAAAAGGGGAGGGAGGCGCCGGCAGCTGTGGGCGCGGCTGGGTCAGGTCAGAACAGGCCGAGCGCTCGGCGGATCTGCGCCATGCGATCAACGCCGCCGACCACCTCGATGAAGTTGACGAAGTCGATCTCCACGATCACCTCGCCGTCGATGGTGAGCTTGTAGTAGCTCAGCGAAGACTTCACCTTGATCTCGGTCTTCTCGCCGGCCTTGGCGTTGCCGAAGTCGATTTCCTTGTGACGCCCACGCATCACCACCTCGCAGGACTGCACGTCGGCGGTGTCGTCGGCCTGGATCGCGCCGGCAAGCCGCAGCAGCACGGCGTCGTGGGTAGGTGCGCCCCACTGGGTGAGCAGGCTCCTCATGTAGCCGGCGGCAGTCCATTCGAACTCCAGGGCCTCCATGCCGAGATCGATGCTGACCGGGCCGTTCATGCCGCCGGCGCGGTATTCCTCCATCTTGCGGCTGAGCTTGGGCGGAGTGGCCTCGGGCACTTCGCCGAGGTAGGCGTTGCCGTCGTTGAACAGGATGAAGTTCTTGAGTACGCGGGGGAGGGACATGATGTTTTCCTCTGTGGATCAATGCGCGGTGATGCGGTCAGGCAGCCTTGGCGACCTGCTCGGCGAAGTTCTCGTAGTAGCGGCCCGTGATGCGCTGGCGGAACATCAGGTTCTCCAGCGGCGCGCAGGGCGTGAAGTCGTAGTCGAGGATCAGGTTCCCGCTCTTGAGCTCGTCGGCGGTGTTGACGTCACCGTCGACGGCCCACGCGCTGCCGCCCACGAGGTAGCCCGAGCGCGTCAGGAAGCGGAACTTGCTGTTGACGCCTTCGAGGATGTCTTTCACCAGACCGGGCAGCAGCGGCTTGTCGTTGGCCCACATGTGGGCCTCGGCGATGGTGTCGGCAAGCACTTGCGCCGTGCGCGTGGCGGACTCGAAGGCGAAGAGCGGGTCATCGCTGCAGGTGCGCGAACCCCAGAAGCGGTAGCCGTCGCGGTTGATCAGCGTGGTCACGTCGCCGGCGTTCAGCACGCCCGCGTCGGTGGCCGGATCCTGCAGATCCCAGTAGATGTCCTGGCTGATGCCCGTGACGCCGTCGACCGCGACGTTCGAGAGCGTCTTGTGCCAGCCGATCTCGTTGTCGATCTTGGCGCGCAGGCCGAGCGCGAACGCGACAGCAGGAGCGCGCGCGTTGGCCTTGGCGACCGTGTCCCATGCGAGGAAGTCGGGATGGATCACCATCAGCTCGCGCGCGCCGAACTGCTTGCGGTATGCCGTGGCTTCCTCGACCGTTTCGCAGCCCCAGGCGTTGACGTAGGCGAAGGCGCGCAGGCTCTTGGCAATCGTGGAGAGCGCCGTGGCAACGGGCTGCGAATCGAGCCCAGGGCAGCCGAGGATGCGCGGCTTGATGCCGAGCTTAGCCTGGGCGGTCAGCAGGGCCTTCATACCGGTGCGCTGACCGCTGGGCAGCACCGTGCCGATGACGTTGCTTGTGGTGGCGGCTTCATCTGCACCGGGCTCGACACGGACCACGACCGTGATCGGCCGGGCCAGCGCCGCGATGTACTCGAGCGTCTTCTTGAGCGTGCCGGTCGAGCCGGCCTTGCCCATGGCGTTGTACACGTTTGTCACGAGGACGGGCGTGTTCAGGGGAAAGGTCACCGGGTCGGCGTCCGGCGCGGTTGCGACCAGGCCGATGATCGACGTGTTGATCACGCGGATGGGGCGCGTGCCTTCGTTGATCTCGAAGACGCGGACGCCGTGGTGGTACTCGGTGGTTGCCATGATGGGTTACTCCTGATGAATTGGGGGGCGTTCAGAGCTGCGCGGCAGCGAGAAACAGTTCGTCGAGCGCGGCATCGTCGAGCCCGATCAGTGGACCGAGGACGGAGACGAAAGGCGAAAAGCGCTCGACCGTGGCGCCGTAGTTCCAGTCGATCTCGGCAGCTTCTCGCTGCGGGCTCGGGAGCGTGGCGATGGCTTCGTCGACCGCCTGCAGCTTGTGCACGGCCAACAGCGCGCGACGTGCCTGACGCATGCTGACTTGATGCGGAACCATGTCCGGAAGAGCTTCGAGCACGGTCTTCGGTCGCCCGCCCGGGCCGGGCTTGATGGTCCAGCCCGCCGCCTGCTGCGCTAGCAAGCTCTCGTGTTCTTCGACGGCGAGAGGGACCGCATCCAGCGGCAACTCGGCGTGCACTTCGTCGTCGAAGAAGCCGTTTTTCGAGGGAGAGTAGAAGAGCATGCTTATCTCCCGATCGCCAGCCAGTAGATGGCGAGTGCGGTCTGGGCGTTGTTGAGGGTGGGGTAGGCGCTGAAGCCGGTGAGGCTGGTCGTGCCTACGTTGACGACATTGCTGTTGTTGCTGGCGCTGGTGGCCTGCGCGCTCAGGTAGAGCAGCGCGCCGGGGAACGCGATGGGGAAGGTCAGTCCTTGATTGCCGGCGAGGTTCGCCGTGCCCCATTGCAGGATGATCCCGTTGGGCAGCTTTTGGTAGTTGTTCGTCGATGTGAACTGGTCCTGCCGCACGGCGTGGCCCGCCCCGGTGGACGCTGCAACGTTGAAGGTCTGCCCGGCGTCGCCTGCCTTCGGTGCAAAGCGGGCGTCGGCAGTGTCGCGATTGAGCGCATGGCGCCCGTTGGTGGCGGCGGCGATCTGCAGCCCACCTCCGTTGCATGCGATCAGCACGTACACGTCGAGGCCGGCATTCCAGACCACTTCGCAAATGCAGTTGGCGATGATTTCGCCGCCCTGTAGCGCAGCGCCACCGAGGCCATAGACCGGCTTGGCGCCGAATCCATTCTGGTTGATCGTGGTGCCGCCCGTGTTGGCTGCCTTTGCCTTGATCCACAGAACCATGCCGTCGACGCGTGCGACCGATGCGGGCACGTAGTCGACCACGATGGCGTTGGCCACGCCGGTGTCCAGCGCGAACATCGGGGCGTTCTTCTGGATCAGCGCAACGGCCGTGCCCGGGTCTTCCGCTCCGATGTTGGCGCGCGCCTGTGTGGCTTGCGCGGGCGTGAGTCCTTGCGCGGCGTCATGCCGCACGTACTGGGCGTGAGGGTTGGCTGCAGCGCTGTGCGAGGCCAGATCGACATCTGTCGCGTATTGCGGGTGTGGGTTCGCCGCAGCAACGTGGTCGGCCAGGTCGGCATCGGTGGCGTACTGCGGGTGCGGATTTGTTGCGGCGAGGTGTGCGGCCAGGTCCGCATCCGTCGCGTACTGCGGGTGAGGGTTGTCCTTCGCCTCGTGGACAGAGACTGCGTCGCCGACCTTCAGCGCGAGTTCGGCGTCGGTGAAGGCCCAGCGCACCCATTTCGCGGTGTCGGCGCCCGGTGCGACGTTGAGGCTCTCGCCCACGCTCTTCCACGTGCTGCCGCCATAGTTGACATAGGCGACGTTTGCCGGGTAGGTGAAGGTTGCTTCCCACGGCGTGATGTTGCGCAGGCGCTGGTAGAGCGTGCGGCTCGCGAGCTGTCGCGGGGCGAGGTTGTCGATGCCGGTGGGTCCGCCCAGGACCGGGTCATCTTCCTCGAGTTGGTAGATCCCCGCTGCCCAAAGGTCCGTTTCGTTGAGGTTTGCCATGTCAGGCGCTTCCGTGGTTGTAGGCACCGTCGCGTCGGGTCGCACCGTTGTGGCTGTTGGCCACGGCGGCATAACGCAGCGCGACCAGATGGCAGCGAGCGGGGGCAACGGACGGCAGGAGCTTGCGCAGGCGCTCGGCCTGCGCATTGGTGATGGGCCGCTGCAGGGCGATCATGTAGGTGGCCCACGTCGTGATCAGCGGGGCATGCGGATAGATGCCGTTGCGGCGGATCGTGCCGTTGTGGGTACGGCCGCCCACGCGCTCGATGATGTCGATCTCGCCGAAGCCCAGCGAGCGGATCAACAGGCGGATGGCCCAAGGCGTGCCCTTGTGGCGGTGGATCTCGATGCTGTTGAGGATCAGCGCGCGCTTGGCGTCATCGGATCTCGCGTCCTGCCAGGCCTCGACCGACAGCGTCCACGAGAGCCACGGCAGCAGCGGCGACAGGCAGCGCATGGCCGTCCACAGGTGCCGAAGGCCATCGGTGTTCAGCTCCAGCGGCGAAGCGCCTGCCAGCGCGAGTTCCAGCGCGGTGCGGTTGGGCGGCAGCAGGCGCTGCGAGGGGGCGAGGCTAGCCACTGACCACCTCCTCAAGTACGTTGATCGCGGTGACGCGCACCCACTGGGTCTTCGAGGACAGCATGTCCGCCGGCGGCACCATGATCTCGACGCGGTCCACGCCTGGCTGATGTAGCGCGGCATCGATGCCGGAGTGCGGCAACCCTTTGCCGAGCTTGCGGATCTTCAGGAGCCACTTGTCCAGTGCGATCTTTCCGTTCGCCAGCGCCACCTCGCCCGCCGGGCCTTCGTAGCGGTACACCTTCGCGGCGATGACCGTTTCCAGAATCTCCGGCCCTTGCACGGGCACGCTGTCGCACAGCGGGCGGATCTTCTCGTCGTTGAGCGCGGCACCCACAGTGACGAGCAGAGCTTCGGACGGAACGCCGCTCGGGGCGGTGGACAGCACCGTCACGCGCACGGTGCCGGGATTTGGGCTGTCGATGCCCACGTCCGCGACTTGCGCGCTGGCGCTGAGTGCGTGGAAGCGGTAGCTGTCCACGGGCCCAGCGGTGGTGATGCCCTCGGGCGCGAGCTGGATGCGTTCGCGGAAGCGCTCGTCGTCTTCGTAGACGGCCTCCATCGGAGGCACGGCGGTCGGGTTGGCGGGCGTGACGACCAGGCGGAAGACCTTGTAGTTCGCACCGAGGTTGTCAAGGTCCGTGCCCGTCGCGTAGGCCAGCATGCAGGCCTTGGCCGCGTCGTTGATACGCTGGCGCATCAGCAGCTCCTGATACGCCATCTCCTCGAGCAGCTTGTAGGCGGGGTCGGATTCGAGGACAAGGCCGTAGTCCGGGTAGCGTTCCTGAAACGAGGCAAGGCGCGCGGCGAGGATCACCTCGAAGTCGAGCACCTCGATCACGGCCGGCGCCGGCAGCAGCGACATGTCCATGCTCATGCGGCGGCTCTGATCTGGACCGGAACGCGCATCGAGAGCACGCTGCGGCGCTGGCCCGGCGGGCTGTAGATGCCCTGCAGGTCGAGCACCACCTGGCCGGCGGTCTCGGTGCTGAAGATCTGCACGCGCGACAGACGCAGGCGCGGTTCCCACTTCATGAGCGCGCCGGCCGTGGCCGCGTACAGGCGCACGCGGGTGGCGCCGTTGTCCGGGCGGTCGATCAGCTCGGGCCAGAGGCTTCCGTAGGCGCGACGCATGACGCGGGCACCCAGCGGCGTGGTGAGGATATCGGCGATGCTCTGGCGCAGGTGCTCGATGCCGTCGAGCGCCTTGCCGGTGACGCGGTTCATGCCGCTCATGGCACTGCGCCGCCTGCTGTGCGGCCCTCATTGTCTTCCTCGATGTGGCCGTGATCTTGCAAACTGATGTCGCCCGCCTTGATGTCGCCGCCATCGGTCGCAATGCCGTGGCCGTTGATGAAATCAACATCGCAGTCGATCTGCGCGCCTTTGCCACTCGGCCCCACGCCATAGCCTTCCATGCCGGCCAGCCAAGTCAGCAAACCCTGCACGACCAGTTCGCCTGTGGTGATGGTCTTCGGTGCGTCGAGCGTGATCTCCTGCGAGTGCACCTTCGCGCTCTCACTTGCGGTCACGTCGGCCGTCTTGCACTGCACGGTGATCGAGTCTGGCACGGTGATGTCGGCGGTGCCGCCGCCGGGCAGAGTGACCTTCAGCGCGCTCGCACTGTGGTCGTATTCGAAGACCGCGCCATCCGGGTAGGTGGTGCGCTCGACGTCGGGGCTGTTGCCGTTGGCGGGCACGCTGTCGCTGAAGAGGCCCACGAGCACAAAGCCCGAGGCCATGTCGCCGCCTGGCGAAAGCACTAGGCACTGCTCGCCTACGAAAGGAGGGGACCAGTGCCGCACGTCGCCAGCACGGCGGGCAAACCAGCTCAGCCAGTTCGTCATGAGACCGCCCGACTTGACGCGGCATCGGTAGCTCGCGTGATCGACCTCCGCGATGGTGCCGGCCCGCACGAGGTTCTCGATCAGGCGCTGCAGCTCAAAGGGGGACGGGGCCTTTCCAGACATGCTGTCGATGGTGCCGACCGTGCGCGCGCGACGCACTCCATATCGGTTGTGCCCGGGCGATCTACAACCGAAAAGCTAGAAGGAGATGAAGCAGTCGTAGGCCCGGACCAGCCAAATCCTTCGAGCCTTTTCCGCCTTCCCTAGAATCGTTAGCACATGACCTGTAGGAGGGACATATGGGGCAAATAGCGAAAGCGGCAGGGTGGATTGTTAAGGCGGTCAGCGGGTTTGTCTTGAAGCAAATCCTTATGTACCTGATCTCGCTCGGTGTGCTCGGCTATGTCCTTGCACAGCTATCCGCTGTACCGCTTGCGATTCGTGTGGCCGTCGCTGTTCTGGTGCTTTGCGTTGCGTTTTGGGCATTCTGGAAGTTTTTTCTGCTAAGGCCGATCGAACCCAAGATCGTTCCTCTGTACTGGGATTTGCTTTTCAAACATCCTTTCAAGCGAACCTCCTGGAATTTTGACAATTACATCGGGTACAGCCTTTCTGCGAAAGGTCCTGCGACCGTGTTTGGCTTTCAGGCCCGTTTTCGTTTCAACTGGTGGGCTGGATTCCTTGAAGAGGCTTTCATCACCAGCGTTCAGACGGGCGAGCGTATCGATCTGAAGTTCAACAGTGCAGGCGCAAGCCCAGTCGCTCCACCTAGCCTGGTGCCGCTCTCGCAAATAAAAAGCTTCCTGCCATGGACGTGGGTCCTCGCCACTGGTGCGATGGAACCCGTTTCGGAGAGCGATTTCCTGGAACGCTTTGGGCATTTCCGCCTGACCTTCAAGATAAAGAACCGCCTCGCAAAGCACGTGGACTTCGGCCTGGCCGAGAACATCACCTATTTCGAGCGCGCACATGCCGCTGCACTGGCGCTCGAGAAGCCCGGCGGCGTCGTTTTGAACTAGCACGCAGGAATCGACGAGGTCTTCACATCGAAGTGTGGGAGTCGCCCCCAAGCGTGGAAAGGATTAGGTCTTTGACGAGTTCGCGGTCGACGTCGGTTAAGCCGAGCAGGCCGCGTGCCGGGTACTGGTATGTCGGTCCGCCGGGCTGCACCAGGTCGCGCAGGCCTTCGTGGTGCACGCGGGCGATGCGCGCCGTGCGGCCGAAGAAACCCACGGCCACGCCTTCATCCTCTGCCTCGACGCGCAGATGGTGCGCGGCGCGTAGCTTCTCGAACATGGTGCGTCGGATGCTGCCCTTCTGCAAGCGTGCGTTCGTCGTCTTGCGAGGCTCGTAGGCGCTGCCATCCGGGTTGCGCTGGCCTGCTATCCGGGCGGCCTGCTGGCGGCGTAGCGCCTGGCCGATCTTGCGGGCCAGCGCGCGGCGCTTCGGTGCGGTGAGCTGCGAAAGCAGCGGCGTCGCCCAGTCCTCGAGCGCGCGCAGATCATCGACCACGTCAGAACTCCGTGGCCGGGAAGTCCCAGGCGGCGAGCTGCTGGCCTTCGAAGAAGACCACGATGCGCTCGGCCTGCGTGATGGTGCCGAGGTGCGTCGGTTCGCCCGCGTGCGTCACGTCGTAGCGCTTGACCGTCTCCGGCGACGTGGGGTCAGACCCGGGCTTGACGATCACGCGCTCGGTCAGGTCGATCTCGATGGAAAGATCCATCGTTTCCTTGTTGAGGTATTCGGCCTCGAAGCGCAGGCTCTTCTCCCGGAGATCTGGGTTCTCGAAGATCTCGACCTGATTGGTGCGCAGCCAGGCCAGCAGCGGCACGAAGATCGCGTCCGCGTGGCTGCTGTAGTCGAGCACCACGAGCTTCAGCGTGTAGCGGTAGACGAACGACAGCGAGGTCGCCGCAGCGGCGACGATCCGCCCGTTGGTGATGAAGATGGTGAGCTTGTCCGGGTCGTTCTGCAGCTCGGGCGTCGCGGCCGACAGGTGCGCGCGCAGGCTATGGGGTTTGAGCACTGGTGCTCCCGGCCCGGGTCAGGGCGTTGATTCGCTCGCGGACTTCGTTGTAGCGGTCGATGCAGGCGTTGAGGTCGAAGATGGCCTCGTCTCCGTCGCCGGCGATTCCTGCCACAGCAGCCGCAAACGCTGGGTCAAGTTCGGCTCGCGCTTGTGCAGGCTCGCCGGCAGCGGCGGCACCTGCAGGCCCGCCTGCAGGACAGGCGGCGATGCGGGCGGGGACTGACACCCGCACACCACCAGTGCGAAGCTTGTGCTCCAGAAGAGCTTTTTCGCCTTGAACACGTTGGATCTCCTTTGCATGCGCCGTATCGCGCGCGGCGAGGTTCTCGGTCATCTGCCATTGCGCGGACAGGGTGCGCGTGAAGGCGTCAATGGCGGCACGGGCGTTCGCGGTGCGCTCGGCCTGCCACTCCAGCCGCACGGCGCTCTCGGTGGACTTGCCGGCCAGGTGCCAGATCAGCCCTGACCACGCCGCACAGACAGCGACCGCGAGCAGGTAAGGCAGGGCCTTTAGCAGCCAGCTCATGGGAACTTCGCCAGCGCCGCCGCGATGGCCGGCTTGGGGTCCGAGCCGAGGAACAGCAGGCGTTCGGCTTCGCGGCGGCGCTGCAGGCCCTTCAGTACCGTGCCGCCCGACATGTTCCAGCGTGGGAACTGCGCTGCGGCGCCGGCCGTGTCGCCCGCATTGAGCAGGCGCACGAGCGTGGACTTCGCGAGCGCGTCAGCCCCGGCGTTGTAGAAGATCGAAACGAGCGCATCGAACTGCCGCTGGGTGACGGCCACCGAGACCGTGCGCCGCACCGCAGGCTCGAATTCGCCGGACATGCGGCGCGCGTAGCGCTGGTCGGCCTCGGCCAGCGTGATGCTCAGGCCGGGCACGACGTCGGGCCCGGTGTCGCCCCAGCCGATGGTCCAGGGCTTGCCGCTGAGCCGCGCGAAGGCCGCCGACACCGTGGTGATGCGGTAGGGGTCAATGCGGGCCGCGCTCAGCGCTTTGAAGAGCGGCGAGCCCGGGTCGGGGTATGCGAGCAGCCTGCACTGCTCGAAGTAGTGGGCGACCTCGTGGCCGTCCGCGCCCATGCGCAGTTGCTCATTCATGGCGGATCTCCCGGCTCACGTCGCGGCCGTGCAGGCGGTTGTTCTGCCCGGGGAACAGGCGGTTGATGGCGAAGCCCAGCTCCGAGATCGCGGCGAGCGCGACGGCCAGCAGCAGCCAGGGGTGCTCGCGCTGGCCGAGGAAGGCCGCCCAGCCGAAGTAGCCGCACAGCAGCGACAGCGCGGCGATCTTGACCCTGCGGGCTTTGCCGCGCAGTGGTGCGTCGTGGATGTCGGGCGCCGTATGCACGGCGAACTGCAGCAGCGCGGCCAGGCCGAGCAACACGGCGAGTAGCCACATCATGGTTTGCTCCTTTCATCGGTGGGCGGCGCGAAGTCGGTGCCGCCGGGCGCGTGGGCCGAGTGATCGCGACCCCGTATGGCATCGAGCAGGCGCACGGCGAAGCCGAGCGGGTCGTTGCGCATGGCCCCGCCCACGGACCGCAGGCCCATCCAGATGTCCTCGCTGACCACCGCGCAGGCGCCGACGATGGCAAGGCGCAGCGTCTCGGACGCCACGAAGCCCTCGATGCCGAGGCCGACGAAGACCGCGACCGATACGCCAGTGAGCAGGGCGCGCAGGAAGCCGCCCCAGCCGCCGTGGCGCTTCTCGACGACGCCCTGCGCCAAGCCAGCGAAGAGGCCCACGAGGGCGCTGGAAACGATGATCCCCAGCGTCTGGGGTTCGGTGAAGAGCTTCTTGAGCCAGTCTTGCATGTCTTCAGTCCCAGAGCTGCACGGTGCGGCGTGTCGTCGTGCTGGCAGGTTCGGCCAGCTCGACCAGCAGGCCGGCCGGCAGGATGGGCCCGCGATCAGCGAGCCCGGGGTTGAGGAGGAGGGTGGCTTCCACCACGCCCTGCGTGCGCTGCAGGTAGCGCCAGCACAGCAGGTCGACGGTGTCGTTCTGTTGGGTGCGGACTTGCATCAGATGAGCTCGACCGTGGTGCGGCGGATGCCGAGGAAGTCGGAGATCGCCCAGCGCAGGTCGCGGCGCAGATCGTCGGCGCGCAGCTCCAGCTTGTCGGCGGCCCTGTCGCCGGCGCCCGTGGTGTCGTAGTCGCGGTAGCGCTCGACGAGATCGGCCTGCACTGCGCTGTAGACGGCGCGCAGGTACAGCGCTAGCTGCGCGCTCTTGCCGTCGACCTTCGGTGAGGGCACGTCCTCGAGCTTCTCGCGGCCGAGCACGAGCTGCGCGCTCTTGTACAGCGCCAGCTCGGCGTTGACGCTGAGCACGGCCTGCACGGCGCTGTGGCGCAGCCGGTCGGGCGTCACCGTGCCGTCGAGCCGCGCGGTCGCGCGCAGCTTCGCCAGGTCGATGTCGGGAAACCAGCCGTCGTTCGCCAGCGCAGTCTCTGCGCCGGCGGCCGGGGTGGGTGGGTTTCCGAGCAAGTTCATGGCGAAGGGTGAAGAGGTCGGCGGTGGTCGGGCTTCATCCGTGGGCAGGCCGGTCAAGGTGCTTCAGGAATCAGCCCGAGCCGCCGGGGTCCGGGGTCGGACTCGGTTACGGCGCGGGGGGCGTCTCCGGCTTGTTGAGCCGGCGCTCCAGGCGCTCGATGTCTTTTTTCACGCCCACCTGTTCGAACAGGGCGAGGGCGCGCTGCAGGTGCTCCAGCGCCAGGCGCGCTTCGTCGATGGAGACCTTGTCGAAGTCCACATCCGCCGAGCCGGCCTTGCCGATGACGGCGAAGCCGAAGGCCTTGTGCAGCTTGGCGCGGGCCTGATCGGGGGCGTCGAGATCCTTGGTGCCGAAAAGGATCAGCGGCAGCAGCTGACGCGCATCGTCGCGGCCCATCTTCCCGGTGAGTGCGGCGGTGGCGAACTCGTCGATCAGGATCGTGCCGAGGTTCCGGTCGTACTGGTCGGGCGGCGCGAGGTCGTGCGTCACGGCGTACTGCGCGATTTCGATGGCGCGGTGGTAGTTGCCGGCGTCGATGTGCCACACGAGCACGGTGGTCAGCACCTGATCCTGCGCGCCGGTGCCGCCGGCCAGGGCGCCATCGATCCACGCGTCGTAGACAGGCAGGAAGGCGCGCTTCGCCTCGATCTTGCGCTCGACGGACTGGATGTCCTTGAGCGCACGGCGGTGCTCGGCGAGCTGCGCGAGCATGAGCTGGTAGGCGCTGCCCTGCAGCTCGCCGCCTGCCGGCGCCGTGGCCGACGCAATCATGGCGAGCTTGGTCTGCAGATGGCGCTGAGCGGGCGTCTGGCGCATGGTGATCAGTCCTGAACCTCGATGTTCTCCACCAGTGCCGTCAGGCCGTAGTCCTCGATCACGAAGGCATCGTTGCTCGACTCGTAGTTCTCGATGCGGTTGCGCTTCGGGTTGTCCATCACGTTGCGGCGGCGTGCCGACTCCTGCCAGTAGATCGACAGGTTGTCCAGGCGCGTGATGAGAACCTTGTTCGCGGGGAAGTAGGGCACCGTGATGCCCGGCAGGCTGCCCAGGCGCCGCTGGCTGCGCACGATGTCGGCGGCGAGGATCTCGGTGGGGGCGGTCGGGTCGTTGACCAGCGGGAACAGCTTGTCGTGCATCAGGTCACGGCCGACGATGGCGACCAGGCCGCCGTCGTCGCGATACCAGGGATCGAGCAGCGTCTTCGTGGCGTCGAACACGAGCGCGTCGAGGTTCTTGTAGTCGCCACCGGCGCCGACCGTGACCTTGCCGGCGACGGCGCCGTGATCCATCACGCGCGACGGGGCGTCCGTCTTGATGTGCTTGAGCCAGCCGATGTTCACGTCCTGCAGCTTGGGGTTTGCCACAAGGTCGGTCGTGACCGCGATGCTCTCGCCGTTGAAGCCGATCAGCACGCGGTCCAGCGCCTGGCGCTTGATGATCACGTCGCGCACGCGGGTCTGGAAGTCGGGGAACTTCGCCCACGCATCGAGCGTGGCGTACTTGATGTACGTGTCGTAGTTCGTCTGGGCGCACTCGTAGCCTTGGTTGTCGAGCGTCTCGACCGAGCGGGGCGAGCGGTCCGTCACATCCGTGTTGGTGCGGCTCGCGATGGGACCGCTGACGCCAAGGCCGAGCTTCTCGCCCTTGAGTTCCTTCACCCCGATGATGTTGATCGAACTCAGGAACTCGCTCGACTCCTGCATCTTCGTCTCCAGCGTCTGCTGCACGCTCGGGGCGACGGCGAACACCTCGTTGGCGCTGGGCACGCCGCTGAGCGCGCTGAGTCGGCTCAGCCACTGGTTGAAGACGAGGCGGGTATCTTTTTGCATGAATGGCTCCGGGTGATGCGAAAGGGCTGGGGCGTGTTGAGAGGAGGGCGGATCAGCAGTCGGTTTCCTGCTGGTTCGGCTTGCCGCCGGTGGCCGGCGGGCGCTTCGAGTGCTTGTCGGCGTCGGTCGTGTCGATGGTTTCGAACTTCGACTTCAGGTCGTTGTGCTCGGCCTCGAGCGCGTTGAACTTCTTCTGCAGGGCGGCAAGATCCTTGGAGGTCGTGCTGCCTTGCTCGACCGACGCTTGCAGCGTCTCGCCGAGATCGTCGAGCGCGCCCATCAGTTCGGCGGCCGTGGCGTCGTTGCGCTTCGACTGGGAGGCGAACTTCTTCGAGAACGAATCGCGCCAGCCCTTGACCTTTGCGAGCACTCCCTTGTCGTCGTCTTCGTCATCCTCGAATTCGAGGGTGACCTCGACGGCCTCGGAGAACAGGTTCTCGGGCGCCTGCTTCTTCCCCTTGAAGGGATTGCTGTCGGGGTTCTTGGCCGCGAAGCTCAGGATGTCGGTGCCCAGGCTGGCGGGGCTGTCGGTGATGCCCAGGCCGACCAGATACGCCTGGCCGGTGTCGCCGAACTTGGGGTTCACCTCCATGCTGGTGTAGATCTTCTGGCGCTCCTTCGCCAGCTTGACCAGATCGGGCGTCGGGTCCAACTGCGCGAACAGCCCCAGCTTCTTCCGGCCGTCGAGGGTGACCTCCTCGGCCTTCAGCGCGGTCACGTCGCCGTAGGCCTTGAAGGGGCTGTCGGGCAGCGTGCCGCGAATGTGCTCGAGCCAGATGCGCGCGCCGTACTTCGCGGGGTCGAAGTTGGCGGCCATCTGCTGCAGCCAGGTGCGCTCGATGGTGCGACCGTCGGTGGTGGCGCCTTCGACGGCGACGCGAAAGAACTTGGACTTCTGGGCCATGGTGGTGTGCGGGTAGGTTGACGAGTGATGGCGCTGATGGTCTGCGGACCACGCGTGAGGCTCAACGCAATTCAGTTGTGTATGCGCGGTCTACAACCGAAACCCGGCTTGGAGGCGTCGCGAAGAGGCGCGAGCGCCCATAGCCTCACCGCCATGGACTCATCCAGCGATGTCGTCGAAGCGCCAGAAACGCCCGTGGTGGAGCAGCGGCGCGCAGCCCGGCATCTCTACTGGCAGGGCTGGCGCATTTCTTCTATCGCGGAACACCTTGGAATTCCGCGCACGACAGTGCACGGGTGGAAGGATGCCGAGCAATGGGACAAGGCGCAACCGATCCAACGTGTGGAGGGTGCGCTCGAAGCCCGCATGGTGCAGCTGATCGGCAAGGAGTCGAAAACCGGTGGCGACTTCAAGGAGATCGACCTCCTCGGCCGGCAGCTCGAGCGCACCGCGCGCATCACCAAGTACGAGAAGACCGGCAAGGAAGCCGATCTCAACCCGGAGATCGAGAAACGCAACGCCGGGCCAAAGAAGAAGCCGCAGCGCAACCACTTCACCAACGAGCAGGCCGACGAGCTGTACGAGGCGTTTCAGGACTCTCTCTTCGGCCATCAGAAGGTGTGGTTCCGCAACGGGCACGAGCGCACGCGCATGGTGCTCAAGAGCCGGCAGATCGGCGCGACCTGGTACTTCGCGCGTGAAGCGCTCGTCGACGCGCTGAAGACCGGGCGCAACCAGATCTTCCTGTCGGCCAGCAAGGCGCAGGCGTACATCTTCCGCCAGTACATCGTGCAGTTCGCGCAGGAGGCCTGCGGCGTCACGCTGACCGGCGATCCAATGATCCTGCCGAACGGCGCGCACATCTACTTCCTCGGCACCAACGCGCGCACCGCCCAGGGCTACCACGGCAACTTCTATTTCGACGAGTTCTTCTGGACGCACCGGTTCGAAGAGCTCAACAAGGTTGCATCCGCCATGGCGATGCACAAGCGCTGGCGCAAGACCTACTTCAGCTCGCCCAGCTCGATCCAGCACGAGGCCTACGCGCGCTGGAGCGGCGCGCACTTCAACAAGAACCGGCCGAAGGATCAGCGCGTTGCCATCGACCTCTCGCACGACCGCCTCGCCGGCGGATTCACGGGCGAGGACAAGGTGTGGCGCAACATCGTCAACATCATCGACGCCGAGGCGGCCGGCTGCAATCTCTTCGACATCGACGAGTTGCGCCTCGAGTACAACCCGCAGGAGTTCGCCAACCTGCTGATGTGCGAGTTCATCGACGACACGCAGTCGGTGTTCCCGATGTCGGAGCTGCAGGCCTGCATGGTCGACTCGTGGGTGGACTGGGCCGACGTCTACAAGCCGCTGGCGCCCAGGCCCTACGGCTACCGGCCGGTGTGGGTGGGCTACGACCCCTCGCACACCGGCGACACCGCCGGTTGTGTGGTGCTGGCGCCGCCGGACCGCCCCGGCGGAAAGTTCCGCGTGCTGGAGAAGCATCAGTTCCGAGGCCTCGACTTCGAGGCGCAGGCCGAGGCCATCCGCAAGATCACCGAACGCTACAACGTGGCGTTCATCGGCATCGACACCACGGGCCTCGGCCAGGGCGTCTACCAGCTGGTGAGCAAGTTCTTCCCCGCCGCCAAGGCCATCAACTACTCGCTCGAGGTGAAGACGCGCCTCGTGCTGAAGGCCAAGAGCGTGATCAGCAAAGGCCGCCTCGAGTTCGATGCCTGCTGGGTCGATCTCGCGCATGCCTTCCTAGCCATCCGCAAGACGCTCACGGCCAGCGGCCGGAACGTCACCTTCGAGGCGGGGCGCACCGAAGACACCGGGCACGCCGACCTCGCGTGGGCCTGCATGCACGCCCTCGACAACGAGCCTCTCGAAGGCATCACCGCCGCGAACAGCGGCTTCATGGAGATTTCGTAATGGAACAGACAGCGCTTGCCGACAACCCGGCCCGCATGGAAGCGTTCACCTTCGGCGACCCGACACCGGTGATGGACCGGCGCGAGATCCTCGACTACATCGAGTGCTGGATGAATGGGCGGTGGTACGAGCCGCCTGTGAGCTGGGAGGGCCTGGCCAGGTCGTTCCACGCGAGCACGCACCACAGCAGCTCCATCTTCTTCAAGCGCAACATCTTGCTGAGCACCTTCGTGCCGCACAAGCTGATGGACCGCACGACCTTCAGCGCCTACGCGCTGGACTACCTGACCTTCGGCAATGCCTACGTCGAGCGGCGCGATTCGCTCACGCGGCGGCCGGTGGGCCTGAAGCACGCGCTCGCGAAATACGTGCGGCGCGGCGCGGATCTCGAAAGCTACTTCTTCGTGCGCGGCTGGAAGGAGGAGCACGAGTTCAAGGGAGGCAGCGTCTTCCACATGCGCGAGGCAGACATCAATCAGGAGGTGTATGGGCTGCCCGAGTACCTGAGCGCGCTTCAGTCGGCCTGGCTGAACGAGAGCGCGACGCTGTTCCGCCGGCGCTACTACAACAACGGCAGCCACGCGGGCTTCATCCTCTACATCAGCGACGCGCAGCAGCAGCAGGGCGACGTCGACGCGATCCGCGAGGCCCTGAAGAGCAGCAAAGGCCCGGGCAACTTCCGAAACCTGTTCCTCTACTCGCCCAACGGCAAGAAGGACGGCGTGCAGCTGATCCCGGTCAGCGAGGTGGCCGCGAAGGACGACTTCTTCAACATCAAGAACGTGAGCCGCGATGACGTGCTGGCCGCACATCGTATCCCACCGCAGCTGCTGGGCATCGTGCCCAGCAACACCGGTGGCTTCGGCGCAGTGGTGCCGGCCGCCCAGGTCTTCGCGCGCAACGAGATCAAGCCGCTGCAGGACCGGTTCAAGGAGATCAACGAGTGGATCGGCGACGAGGTCGTGCGATTCACCGTCTACGAGGTGCCAACGGGCGAGGCGACGGCCGCGCCCTGAATCACAAAAAAGACGGGCGACCTGTTCAGGTGTTGGAGCACCTGTTCAAGCCCCGAAGTGCAGGACAGACCTGCAAGCCGGCGAGGCCCGCCACCCTGTACAGAGTGGGTCGAGCCTATCAGCAATTTTTAGTGTCAAAGGCTTGCACAATGGAAATTTCAGCGAAACCTCTCGTGCCGTGGATCGGTGGCAAGCGCCGCCTCGCGAAGCACATCCTTCCCTTGTTCCCCGAGCACACCTGCTATGTGGAGCCCTTCGCGGGCGCTGCGGCGCTCTTCTTCCTGAAGGAGCCGGCGAAGGTCGAGGTGTTGAACGACGTCAACAGCGACCTCGTGAACCTGTACCGCGTGGTGCAGCACCACCTCGACGAGTTCGTGCGGCAGTTCCGGTGGGCGCTTACGAGCCGCGAGATCTTCGGCTGGCTCAACGAGACGCCGCCGGCCACGCTGACCGACATTCAGCGGGCGGCGCGGTTCTTCTACCTGCAGAAGCATTCGTTCGGCGGCAAGATCGAAGGCCGCACTTTCGGCACTGCGACTTCGTCGCCTGGCCGCATGAACCTGCTGCGCATGGAGGAGGATCTGAGCGCGGTCCATCTGCGGCTGCACCAAGTCACCATCGAGCGGCTCGACTGGACCGCGTGCGTGCAGCGCTACGACCGCAGCCACACCCTGTTTTATCTCGATCCGCCCTACTGGGGCACCGAAGGCTATGACGTGCCCTTCGCGCTCGAGCAGTACGGCCGCATGGCCGAGCTGCTGAAGGCGATGAAGGGGAAAGCCATCGCGAGCGTGAACGACATTCCAGAGATGCGGCGGGCCTTCGCCGGCCTGAAGCAGCGCCCGCTGTCTATCACCTACTCGGTCGGCGCGGCCGAGAACCGCTCGCCCTCGCGCGAATTGCTCATCAGCAATTTCTAACTGAATCGGCGGCCGCTCGTAAGAATCTCAAAATATGGGTAAGCCGCCTCTAAAAATAGTTTTGTGCAGGCTGGAAGGGAATTAGGAAGTGTACGTGTAATCACGAGTAAATACTGCGTCGCTGCTTGATGTTCTGTATCTGATTTTCGCCAATCGAATTTGGGCCTTTAGGTCGGTGATGTCTTTGTACATTTGAAAAATGATTTCATCGAGATACAGGGATTCCTTAGGCTTTAGTTTTTTGTATGTCGGGTATCCTTCGATATATCTAATTTTAATGGTCACGCATCGCAAGTGGGCCACTTTCTTGTGTTCGTCGACGATGAGCACTCTTGAGCTATTTGGATTCGATGTGCTGAATTGCTTGAGATCTTTGGCGAAATATATTTCCTTCCCGCCTTTGAGGAATTTTGGCTTATGGGTTTCTCCATTGAGCCAAGACATGAGTTCGCGCGCTCCGTCTGCTGGCGTGTCACCACCGGAAAATTTCCAAAGTTCTTCCTTGGCTAGCTTCTGAATGTCTTCCAGGCTGGTCTGGTCTCGCGCTTTGCCGTACGCCCCCCCTGGGAGTGGCCACGGGTTTGTGCCCTCGATTCTCAGGTCAATAATTCGGACATCATTAGCTCTAGGCATATATCCTGTTTCCCCGGCAATTTGTTTGATTGCTTTTTTATAAAGCAAATTGGCGTCTCCCTTTGTTGGAGCAGTCAAACTTTTTGCTTCGATTGATTTGGCAAAAAAATCATCTGCTGCGCCTATCGTGACGTCTGCGAATTTTTGGGTAATGACAGGTCGGTGTTTATCTTTGCCCGCCATGGCGGTTTGATATTCGTGCTGAAAGCTTGCCGCTTGGCCATATGCCTTGTTTATGCCCGTCGTCAATTGCTCCTGACTAGCTTCCGCAAGAGTATTCCAATCGCTAATTAGTTGGGAAAAGACTACGTTTATCGTTTTCACTCGTTCCCTAAGATCATCCAAAGATTGGGGCATCCGACACCTCCGTACCCGTTCTCCGCCGACATTGGCAACTGAACGTTACGAATCGTGCGAGGCAACGGCAATCACATATTCGGCTGATGTCGACGCAGATCGCGAGTAATTAAGGATTAATTTCTCTTGTCCACCTAGGCCGTTGGAGCCCCCACAGCACCTCGCGCGCGCGGGGCAGCCCGAGCCCTTCCTTTCACCGTTTGACACAGCCTGTGGCGCTGTGCTGCCTCGGCATGGCCCATCTTCAAGCGTCCAGTCGCCTGGCCGGGGCTGGGGGCGACTCTGCGCCTTGGCGCGCGGTCTTGACCCCGCCACGCCTGCTCGCTAAATGGGTCTGTTTCGTCGGGGCAGTCGGACCGGCGCGCGCACCGGCGGCGCGCAGCGCGGTGGCCCGTCGAGCACCCGGTGGCAGTGGCGAGTTCTGACGAACTTTGAGGCCTGCGGTTGGCTTGTGGAGGAGGGCGCCTGGAGGGCTTCGCAGGGGACCAAATCCGGTTTGGGTTCGGGGAAAACCTGATTTCCTAATCGAGGGTGCCGAATCGGCCGGAAACCCGCATGGCGCCTAGCGATGCCCTGATTAGGCCTCACCCTAATCTGGCCTAACCTAAAACCTAATTTTTTCGTAAGTTGTTGATTTATATGGGATTCCATTTTCCCAAGAATCAGGAATCTAAACCCTAATCTGGTTAGGTTGAGGTTAGGAAAAAATTAGGTTCTCTGGAACGGCCGAAACCCGCATGGATAAAGGCTTTGCGGCCTTTTCGTGATGGTCGATTAGGGATGTTAGGTTTCTCCCGAACCCTCCCCGGAATTTTGAGAGGGCAAACAGCGGCAGTGCGGCCGTCAGGATCTGGCAGGCAACGCTTGGGCGAAAAAAAGCCCGCTGGAGCGGGCTGTCGTCGTCTCTGATGCTGACAGGCAGGGTCAAGTGCGGCGGATCTCAACTGGCCCGATACCGCTGTAAACCACAGTGCCGTCCTTGAGTGAGGTGACGGTCCAGCGGTCGTCTACATCGCCGGGTGAGACCTTGTAATCGGCCGGGCTCAGCGGTAGCTCGCGTTCTTCACGAGTCTTGTCGCTGTACCAGGCTGGCGTGTAGAGGGTGGTGCGTTCGGAGAAGAAATCGGTCTGGCTCATCGAGGGATTGTCGCGATTCATGTTGGCCCCTTGAGCCATGGCTTGTCGAGGGCGCAGGCGGGGCCCGTGGCATCAACCTTTGCGACTGCAGTTCGGATGGCCTCGTAGCGCTCGTCGTTCCGTTCAGGCTTGTGCGGCAGATGTTCCTGAGCAGGAAGGCACCACCAGACCTGTTTCCAATGGTCGTTGTAGCCATGTTGCTGCAAGCCTTCTATGCGTAGTCCGCCGCGCTTGATCTTCTTCACGCGCGCGTAGTCCACAAAGGGGGCCACCTCGGCAGCGTCGCTGCGGCTGCGATAGAGGTGTGCCTCCTCATGAGGGTAGTTTCGGCCGGCGTCTCCGTAGCAAAGCCAGCCGCGCACCGGTCGCGCGCGCACGACTTCTTCGGGCAGCGGCTGGCCTGACTCGTAGAGGATGTAAACGTCGCACAACACTGTTTAAATATACAGTAGTATTGCGCCATGGACGACGAGATCCCGACTGATATTTGGATCTACTACTGCGCGCAGCAGCTCAAACGGCACTGGCGCACGGTCGACCCTGACCAGCTGGAAGAACTGGCCGCCGACCTAGCGCGCGAGCCGCATCTGAGAGCTCTGTCGCCGCAGGCGGCCGCAACGCTCTGGCTGGAGCCGGTAATGCCGCCAAGCAGGACCGCATGA